GCGCCAGTCACACCGACAACGCCTTGAACGCCTTGAGTTCCGGTAGCGCCAGTTACACCGACAACGCCTTGAACGCCTTGAGTTCCGGTTGCGCCAGTCACACCGACAACGCCTTGAACGCCTTGAGTTCCGGTAGCGCCAGTCACACCGACAACGCCTTGAACGCCTTGAGTTCCGGTTGCGCCAGTCACACCGACAACGCCTTGAACGCCTTGAGTTCCGGTAGCGCCAGTCACACCGACATTGCCTTGAATGCCTTGAGCTCCGGTTGCGCCAGTCGTGCCTTTAACGCCAGTCGCGCCCGTGACGCCGACAACACCAGTTACCCCGACAACGCCAGTCGCGCCCGTTACGCCAACAACGCCCGTTACGCCAACAACGCCAGTCGCGCCAGTCACACCGACAACGCCTTGAACGCCTTGAGTTCCGGTAGCGCCAGTTACACCGACAACGCCTTGAACGCCTTGAGTTCCGGTTGCGCCAGTCACACCGACAACGCCTTGAACGCCTTGAGATCCGGTAGCGCCAGACACACCGGTTACACCGACAGCGCCTTGAACGCCAGTCGCGCCAGACACACCGACAACGCCTGTTACGCCAACAACGCCGGTCGCGCCAGTCACACCGACATTGCCTTGAACGCCTTGAGTTCCGGTTGCGCCAGTTACACCGACAACGCCCGTGACGCCTTGAGCCCCAGTAGCGCCAGACACGCCTGTCACACCGACATTGCCTTGAACGCCAGTTGCGCCAGTCACACCGACATTGCCTTGAACGCCTTGAACGCCAGTTGCGCCAGACACGCCGGTTACACCAACAGCGCCTTGAACGCCAGTCGCGCCAGTCACACCGACAACGCCAGTCGCGCCAGTCACACCGACATTGCCTTGAACGCCTTGAACGCCGGTCGCGCCAGTCACACCGACAACGCCTGTGACGCCCTGAGCTCCGGTAGCGCCAGACACGCCGGTTACACCAACAGCGCCTTGAACGCCAGTCGCGCCAGTCACACCGACAACGCCAGTCGCGCCAGTCACACCGACATTGCCTTGAACGCCTTGAACGCCAGTCGCGCCAGTCACACCGACAACGCCCGTGACGCCTTGAGCCCCAGTAGCGCCAGTCACACCGACAACGCCAGTCGCGCCAGTCACACCGACAACGCCAGTCGCGCCAGTCACACCGATAACGCCTGTGACGCCCTGAACACCTGTCGCTCCAGTCACACCGACAACGCCAGTCGCGCCAGTCACACCGACAACGCCCGTAGCGCCAGACACACCGACAACGCCCGTAGCGCCAGACACACCGGTTACACCGACAGCGCCTTGAACGCCAGTCGCGCCAGTCACACCGACAACGCCCGTAGCGCCAGACACACCGGTTACACCGACAGCGCCCGCAACGCCCTGAACGCCAGTCGCGCCAGTCACACCTACAACGCCAGTCGCGCCTTGAACTCCGGTCGCTCCAGTTATTCCGACACCGGTCGCTCCGGTAACACCAGTAGATCCGGACGCGCCCGTAGCCCCAGTGGGGCCAACGATAAACGTCGCTGTGACCCAACTGGTGCCGTCCCACCTCCAGCTAAACCCGTTGAAGGAGTAAACCTGATCTAGGGTGGGAGAGGTTGGAAAATTTAGAGCCATGATGTACGATTACGTTAGCCCAATACCCATTGCGACGAAAGTGTTGGAGCCAACACATAGGATTGTGGCAACTCCACGTTGAGCGAGGGGTCGATTCCCCGTGGTAGATGTCCCACCGAGATACATCGTGACGCCACCGGCAGAGGTAATGGTCTGACTACCACCGCTATTGTTGTAGACGCTGACAACGTCTCCCGCACTGAATACTGACGTCGGAACCGTAACCCCGCCGGTGGTAATGCTGATATACTTACCGACGTCCGACACTTGAAGCGTGTAGGCTCCGGTCTGCGAATTTGCAATGAGAGCAGTCGGACCGCTCGCGCCAGTAGCCCCATTCGGACCCATTGATCCGGTGAGGGCATCAACCCACTGCCCGCCATCAAGATCAACGTACCAAATCTTGATCGTTCCGGTATTTGTGTCCCAGAACAGGTCTCCGTCAACGGGGCTGGCTGGGAAGGTACTAACCGTCGGGATGTTGCTCGCTCCGGTCGCTCCGGTGACGCCAATAGGTCCGGTAGCTCCCGATACGCCGATCACGCCGGTCGCTCCAGTAATTCCCACGCCGGTAGCACCGGTCACGCCAATCGGTCCAGTTGCTCCGGATACGCCGGTGACACCTTGAACGCCCGTTGCGCCAGACACACCGATAACACCCTGAACACCCGTTGCACCCGAGACACCGGTAACACCTTGAACGCCTTGAACGCCGGTTGCACCAGTCACACCAACAACGCCAGTTGCGCCAGTCACACCGACAACGCCCGTAACGCCCGTCGGCCCCGTGACGCCAGTTGCTCCCGTTACACCGACTACGCCCGTGACGCCAGTTGCGCCAGTTACACCGACTACGCCCGTGACGCCAGTTGCACCAGTCACACCGACATTGCCTTGAACGCCCGTTGCGCCAGTTACACCGACTACGCCGGTGACGCCCGTCGCTCCAGTTACACCGACATTGCCTTGAACGCCAGTTGCGCCAGTCACACCGACGACGCCCGTGACGCCCGTGACGCCTTGAACGCCAGTCGCGCCAGTCACACCGACATTGCCTTGAACGCCAGTCGCTCCAGTCACACCGATAACGCCTGTGACGCCTTGAACACCTGTCGCGCCAGTAACACCGACAACGCCAGTTGCGCCACTGACGCCAATGACGCCCGTCGCGCCAGTTACACCGACAACGCCTTGAACGCCAGTAACGCCAGTCGCGCCAGTCACACCGACTGCGCCAGTTGCGCCAGTGATGCCAACGCCAGTTGCTCCGGTTACGCCAATCGCCCCAGTTGCTCCGGATACGCCGATCACGCCTGTGGCACCTGTGACGCCACTCGGTCCAGTTGCTCCAGTGACACCAACGGGTCCGGTGACTCCGGTTGGTCCAGCCACACCAGTGGGGCCGGATGCACCGGGAATGCCTGCCACACCCGTAAGATTGACCGTCCACGCGCTGTACGTGCCAGACCCGACTTGGCCGCTGGTCACTCCGACCATGACTCCCGTACCCGAATTGTACGAAGTAATCTCCAGAGTAAACTGATTGGAAATATCGTAGGCAATGACCACCTCTTGAGCGGTGGTATAGGCCAGACCGGTCCCGACAGTAAGCGTAATTGTCGACCCATTAACGGGGATCGACATGGTAGTAGCACTTGTCGTCGCGTATCTATCACCTTGGGGACCGGTCGGTCCAGTGACTCCGGTCGGTCCAGTGGGGCCAGTCGGACCACTGGGGCCAGTCGGACCCACGATGAAGGTGTACGTCACCCACGAAGAACCATTCCAGCGCCACGAAAAACCGTTGAAACTGTACACGTCATCGAGTGACGGATTTTGGGGAAAATTTAAGGCCATGATGTTTTAGGATTATGAAATTCCGCTCCCTGTAATAACGTACGTGTCAACTCCTACGCAAAGAACTGAGCAAATGCCGTATTGGGCAAGCGTTCGGGTGCCGGTGGTGGAAGTCCCAGCTAGACGAAGTGTGACCCCTGACTCAGCGATTGTCTGACTGAATGCGCTGTCGTTGTAGACGCTGAAAACGTCTCCGGGAATAAACGCAACTGCCGAAGATATGATCATGTCACCCGACGACAGGCTGATGTATTTTCCTACGTCGATAAGTTGTGGGGTGTACGGACCAACTTGAGAATTTTGTGGGATGGTGCTCGGACCATAGGGTCCAGTTGCGCCGGTTACTCCAGTCGGACCCTCTGGACCTGACGGACCCGACGGTCCTTCTGGGCCGGTCGGACCATCCGGACCGGTTACGCCAGCAGACCCCGTCAACGCTGATACCCACTGACCTCCGTCGATATCGACATACCAAATGTAGATACTGCCGTCATTATCATTCCAATACAGATCCCCTTCGACCGGACTGGGAGGATTTGAATTGGCGATAGTTATGTTGGTGCTGCCAGTCGGTCCAGTGACTCCAGTTTCGCCAGCGGGTCCAGTAACGCCAGTTTCACCAATTGGTCCAGTAACGCCTGTTTCACCAATTGGTCCAGTGACGCCAGTTTCACCAATTGGTCCAGTGACGCCCGTTTCACCGATCGGTCCAGTGACTCCGGTTTCACCGATCGGTCCAGTGACTCCGGTTTCACCAATCGGTCCAGTGACTCCGGTTTCACCAATCGGTCCAGTGACTCCAGTTTCTCCAATCGGTCCAGTGACTCCAGTTTCTCCAATCGGTCCAGTGACTCCGGTGACTCCAGTAACTCCGGTAACCCCCGTTGGTCCTGTGACTCCCGTTTCGCCGATCGGTCCAGTGACTCCGGTGACTCCAGTAACTCCGGTAACCCCCGTTGGTCCTGTGACTCCCGTTTCGCCGATCGGTCCAGTGACGCCAGTTTCACCAATCGGTCCAGTAACGCCAGTTTCACCAATCGGTCCAGTGACGCCAGTTTCACCAATCGGTCCAGTGACGCCAGTTTCACCAATCGGTCCAGTAACGCCAGTTTCACCAATCGGTCCAGTGACGCCAGTTTCACCAATCGGTCCAGTAACGCCAGTTTCACCAATCGGTCCAGTAACGCCAGTTTCACCAATCGGTCCAGTGACTCCGGTTTCGCCAATCGGTCCTGTGACTCCGGTTTCACCAATCGGTCCCGTGACTCCGGTTTCACCGATCGGTCCAGTGACGCCAGTTTCACCAATCGGTCCAGTAACGCCAGTTTCACCAATCGGTCCCGTGACTCCGGTTTCACCGATCGGTCCAGTAACGCCAGTTTCACCGATCGGTCCAGTGACTCCGGTTTCGCCAATCGGTCCTGTGACTCCGGTTTCGCCAATCGGTCCTGTGACTCCAGTTTCGCCGATAGGTCCAGTGACTCCGGTTTCGCCGATCGGTCCCGTGACTCCAGTTTCGCCGATCGGTCCCGTGACTCCAGTTTCGCCGATAGGTCCAGTGACTCCGGTTTCGCCGATCGGTCCTGTGACTCCGGTTTCACCGATCGGTCCTGTGACTCCGGTGGCTCCAGTTTCGCCAGCGCCAGTCGCTCCCGTGACTCCAGTGACTCCGGTGACTCCGGTGACTCCGGTGACTCCGGTGACTCCAGCGCCAGTCGCTCCGGTGACTCCGGTGACTCCGGTGACTCCGGTTACGCCAGCGCCGGTTGCTCCTGTTGCACCCAACGCGCCTGTTGGCCCTATTACTCCGGTTGCTCCGGTTACGCCAGCGCCGGTTGCTCCTGTTGCACCCAACGAACCGGTTGCTCCGGTTACGCCAGCGCCGGTTGCTCCTGTTGCACCCAACGCGCCAGTTGCTCCTGTTGCACCGGTAGCGCCAACAAGCTGGGGGAAATCGATATTCCACTGAGGTGGTGAGCACCACGCCAACGGAGCGCAATTTTGTTGGGACATGTTAGTTGAATGCTTGGACCGAAAGTAGGGCACCCTGCATGATCGTAATTCCGCCGACACCCTTTGACCATCCGGCTCCGAACTGGATATCCTGTGTACCCGTTAGTGTGACAACAACAAACCCGATGTTCTGGAAGGTGATTTCCACACCCGGCAACGACCGAGTGGTAAACGCAATAGGAACCCAACTCCCCCACGAACCTCCATTATTCCGCAACCGATAAACCAGCTCGGTGTACAAGAACTGTCCCGAAGCCGACGTATTCTCCGTCGTGCCTTGAATGCTGACCGAAAACGGCTGCTGGGAAATACCGAAACGGTTAGTTTGAAATGACGCTGGCCCACTCATCCAGCCGTACATTATCAACGACGTCAGGTAGGGAGCGTTGTCACCAGTGTAGTACCAACTGGGATTCTCGGGGATGTCCACGTTATCGATCTGCCCAAACCCTTGCGACGAATACCCCACCGGAGGCATGGTACGTACCGTATCTTGGGGGTTAAACTTCTCTGATGTCGTGGAGATTTTACCCCGCACCAAAACATCGTTAAATTCTGCAAATCCGTCTGCACGTATCAAGAATCCACTTACCCCAGAAACGTAGTTGGCCGATTGGATGTACCCGACGTTAGATCCAGTCTGACCAAGGGTGAGACTGACCGTAATTATGGCGTTCTCGGTCAGTAACAGGCCCGTCGCTATCATGGAGAACACGCTGCCGAACGTGACCCAATCGGCGCTGGAGCCGGGTGTCCCCCAATTCACTTGAGCGTCTTTGGCGGGGTTGTTCGTCAGCCAAAACGTGTTGTTGTAAAGTACCACGTCCCGTCGAGAGGCATTGTAGTAGTACTTTTGGACGATATTGTATGCCCCACGGAATACGCAAAGCGGGCCAGACTGACCCGCCAATCCGCTGACGCCGATAGATCCAGCGGGTCCGGTGGCTCCCGTACTGCCAGCGGGTCCGGTGGCTCCCGTAGCCCCACCCGGAGTACCTTGAGGACCAGTCGGACCATAGGGACCGGTTGGTCCGATGGGTCCGCTGACACCGTTGAAAAACAATAGCGTGGCCTTCGGAGGCAAACATTGAGTCTGACCATCGCAGGACATGATATTGGTTTTCCCTAATTATGTAGAAATAGCCACCTCGGGGGATATCCCCGAGGTGGCTGATTTTTCACTACTGGATTAACCGCTGACGCCAGTGCAGGTCGTCAGATCGCCCGTGTCGCGGCACCGTTTATAGATGATCGGCAGCACGAACCATGGGTACATTGGGCGCAGGGCGCGACCAATGCGGTAAGCCATCACGCCATAGTCACCAAACATGTTGGTGGACATGTCGGGGTGGTTCATAAACTGAATCTCACCGCCGAAGAGCTGACGTTGGAACTTGATCTTGCCCTCGCCCGTGAACGGAGCGGGGACTTGACGCTCGAACGAGCCATCATACATGAGGAACGCGACCTCGTGAGACGCATTGAGCCAAGCGTTCGACACGATGGAGACCGAGCCTCCTGCGGTAGGTGCGTAGGCTGAGTTCGGGTCAACGGGATCGTAGCCAGCACCATTCCAATTGAGGCGAAGCGGGATTGGGTCTTCTCCGAACTGAATGCCACGATAGAGGGGCTCAAACATGTAGCCCGTGATGGCGTCCTGAGCCATCTTGTTGCCACCAGCGGCGACTTGACCGAGGGGAACGATGTTCGCACCACCGGGACCAGCAGCACCGCCGAGATCGTTACGGAGAGCATCGAGAATATCGGGGGAACCGATGAACCGAGCGTGGGCATTGGCACCAGAGCCAAAGGGCTTGGTACGAAGGGCTGAACGCATATAACGGTTCGCACTTTGAAGAGTGGCGAACGTCAATTCAGCGTTGGACTGAACAGCCGGAACGGCTTGGTCGATGTTGTACTCGCCACCGGTGATCTGGCTAGTGACGCCAATACCGGTCTGGACACACATTTTGACGCCGGAACGGAGGAAGAGCTGCCAGCGGATGTCCGCGTTGATCAGCTCAGTCACACCGGTCTGGTAGGCTTCAAGCTGGGCGGTCAGGGAGCCAAGAAATGCGCTGAACCCTTGGTTCAAGCAGATTTTGTCGGACATACCCTGATTGATCGCAGCCGTGTACGAGTATTGATTCGTACCGTTTTGGTCGACGTTCAAATTGCAAGAACCACAGAGGTTCAGCATCGTGGTGAACGACGGATTAGCCAGCGAGCTTTGCAGGTACGGACGACCCTGAGCAACGCTCAAGAGTGTGGCCGCGACTGCCGACGGGAAAGTACCCGACTTGAGGACCGAAATGTATGGAACCTGCGTGAGCAGGGACTTGGCGATTGGGCCGTAGAGGCGTTGGGGATCGCGAGAGAAAAGTTGCGTAGCCAGATCAATTGGAATCGGTGTGCAAGACATGTTAAAAGAGGTTTATAGTTGAACTTTCCGCCACGGAGGCGGGTTACACTCAGTCGAAGGTGGGTAGTTCCCTCTCAGGTTCGGTCTTGCGACACACCCGTTCGTCCCCGGCAGATGTCCCTGCTCTCGCAGGGGGACCGGCGCTTTCGCGCTAATAACCTCCGGTTAACTTACGCAATAACCGGTTGGTGTGAGTGGTCAATCTTTTTTATCTCAGTTCTCTCGCAGGAACCGCTCCATGGCTCGCGGAGCCATCCCGCCTATGCCCAAACGCTGCATCTCAAACTGGTTGAACGATACCATGGGGGACGACCTCCATTCTTTCGACCCACTGATTGCAACTTTGACCGTGGTCTTCTTTAGTGCCCCGCTTTTCTTGAGGATAAGTGAATCGGCATACGCCAGACGAACCTCGTCGTCGACGGGATATTTCTTCATGGCATCGAGGAAAACCCCCAGAGACTTCATATCGAAATACGCCGCAATAATCCCAAAGCTGCTTTCGTCGTTCAGGAGTGCAGGAGTCCGCTTAAAATCTACCGGATTGAAATTGGTTGGAAGGACATCGGGGTCGACCATAAGCCCCCCACCAACCGCTTCCAACGCTACCCAACGGATCAGTCGAGCCACCTCATCGGTAGTAGATCCAAAGAATTTCATCCGCTCGACGTTTTTCATAACCTCGGAATACCGAGTCTCCCGAGCTGCGTCCCTTAATGATAGTTTCACCGGATTCCATCCTCGGCTCTTCCATCCGTCTGCCCACATTTCGTAGACTGCATTGACCGATGGATTGTTGGGGCGTTGGTGTTCATACGTAAACACCGTGCGTTTCGACATGTCCAATTCATCTGAAAACGTGATGTACTTTGCTCGGACAGCCGCTCGTGCAGATCCGTCTTTTACTCCGTGGAACAGGGCTGGCTCAACCCCATTTTTCCATTTCTTAAACAGGTCCGACGGAGTAATTGTCGGACGCTGATATTGCATCATTATTAACGGGGTGTCATACGCCAACGGCAAGATGTCGCCCCGATGGTGGATGTCATAAGCCACTTGAGGGTCTGCGCCATTCAACTTATTCCCACCCACGATTGACCAAAGCAGGCTATCGTAGACCCCCACACCATTCATGTGCTTCACCGGTGCCTCGTGGATGTGGCCGATGGCCGAGTAATTTCGAGCTTTAGAAAGTCTAAACTCCTCCGAAAGTTCGTTGATCCAGTTGGGATGAACCGGCACGCAATCGGACTCCAACGGTAAGAACGCAAAATAGTTGTCATTCCACTGCGGCATCTGACCCACCATACCTACGATATCCGCCCACATCTGGTTGGGTCCAAACGGATATCCTTTCGCGTCCCTACGTCGACTGGTCTCTACGAAGACTTTGTCAAATTTGTCGCGCAAACGAGTGATAATTTCACTGCTGTAATCCGAGGCGTCGAATCGCCGGAAAATCATAATATCCGCCGTGTGGTTGCGGACTCGCTCCAGACCAGCGATGAGGGCACCAAGATCCTCGGCGGCGGATTTATCCCCGTCGTAGTACTGAAGTACGATCAACAGTTTTTGATGATTACCGTGTTGCACACGACTAGGCCGAGACACTGGGACATACGTCCCGTCATTCATCATCATCATGGTTGGACCGGACGTGAAGGACTGAATGTTGTTTGGAGCGGGCATGGTGATATTTATTTACAGATCTTGATACGTGTAGGCGTGATTGCCGATATGAGCCGCGAAAACGGACATATCGAGCTGCACCTTGTGACCGGCCTTGGCCGCACGGATGCAGAACGGGATGTCGTCGCCGGGGATATCGACCCCTGTCGGAGTGAAAAAGGCGTAATCGTAGCCGAACCGGCTACGAAGACCCTCGTTGGTTACGCGAATTTCTTCGCCTTGGGTTTTAATGATGTCCTCAAAAACTTGTCGGTGGGTCAGGGCAAATCCGAACCCCGACCAGTCCGTATCGCGAAGTTCATTACGTGGCCCACGCTTGATTACCATCTTGGTGGTTTCAGATTCTCCTCCCCCAAATTGCGGGGCGGCACCTTTTCGACGCCCGACGTAGACGGCGCTCACGAACGTCTTTCGGTGAACCAACATGCGGTAGATCGAGTGAACTCCTGCAAAGACATCGGGCATGTTGGGCGTCTGGCAGAGCCGCTTAAACGCAACCGCATCTCCATAGGGAGGAATAGTGTCTCCGTCCCACCAAATCGCGGTGTCCCACGGCCCACGAAGGAACTGGCCCGCCAAAGCGTTGCGAGCTACCGATAAATTATTGAACGCAACCCTGCGAAAGTCCATTTCCTTGGGGTCGTAGAGCCGTGCAAACGCATCGAGCACTTCTGGCTCGGGAGGACCGTTCAGCGGCATCAGAATGACGAGTTTTTTGCCGGGTTCTGGGTTCGTGTAGAACGGTTTTAGGTCGTGCAGTGGCGACGGGTCAAAATCGATCAGTTTTTGAATCGCTTCGACCGGAAATCGCTTCCGCGAGAGCCACATCGACACCATGGCTGGACCCTGACCGATAATTTCGATCACTTTGTCCCGACCATATCTGTTGATGTAGGTTTGAGGGAGATTGACGAGGTCAATCACGGTTTACTCGACCGACAGCCCCATCTCTCGGGCAATTTGCTTGGCTGCGTCCTCATTACTCTCAGGTAGGGGAGCTTTAGCGCCTGCTGGAGCTGACGCTGCTGCCGAATGGGCACGGGAAAGGGTGCCAGCAGTCTTGATTCTCCCAAATTTGGACTCCAGCTCAGTGTTGCGAGCACGCAACTCTGCCAAATCCTTCATCAGCTTGGGCAAAACGTGTTGTTTGAGGATAATGCTCTGCACCGCATTGGCGCTGACTCGTCCACTGACCTCTGCAACCTTGTCGGGGGTCACTTTAGAGGAGTCCAGTTGAGCAATAGCCTCGCCCACTTGCTTGGCCATAGCGTCGTAAGCAGCGAGCGAGTCTTGCTTGGACTTAATCACTGCCGACGAGTCGGTCGGAAGCGGATCAGCCGGACGTTGCAACATGGGGAAGTCTTTCGACAACGTAGCAATATCCGAATTTAGGATACGTTGGGAATGTTCGCGTACGTCCGAGATGTTTCGCTCTTGATACTGACGCTGTTCAACGGCGGATTGCTCTTTTTTAGAAGCAAAATTTGTTTTCCACTCTGAAATTTCCGATTCCTTGGCTGTTTTAATGCGGATATTGTCCCGCAAAAGTTCGCGGAGCTGCTCGGCCTCCTCTTCAAACCCCTCATCCGACAATTTCTTGATGTAGGGGGTTACAGTTTTGAAGTTCAGACCGTCTTTGGTGAGTTTGGCGACCGCTTCGGGATCGTCTTTTCCCTCCACCGTCTTGCCCACGCCAAAACTTTGCAGCACCTTGAGGATCTGTCCTTGGTTTTTGGCAATTGGGGCGTCGTATTTGGTTTGGATCGTCGGGTCGCGCTGAATGTCCACCTCCCGAACGGTCTCGCGGAGTTTGGCCAACTCTTCTTCCACCTCTTTGGGTATCACGCCTTTCTTTAACGCCTCCCTCGCCTCATTAAGCTGGGTCGCCAAAGCCTCTTTCTCCTTCGCCAAAGACTCGGCCTTGTTGCGCTCTGCGATAATTTTCTGATTACGCTCTTCGATGATCTTTTTCGTCTTGGGGTGCATCGCCGACGCTTGGCGAGTATCCAGACCCAAGTCTGAATCACGCGGAGAAGTCGGAGCAGGTTTAGCAACTTCTTCGGGCTTGGTTTCTGGAACTGCGGCGGGCTTGGTCTTGACGGCGGCAGACTGGCGATTCAATTCCTCCAGTTCATCGCTGATTGAAGTTTCCTCGGCACCGGACTTGTCGGCTTCCGGTTCTGGCTCTGGCTCTGGCTCTGGCTCTGGCTCTGGCTCTGGAGCCGCTTCTACCACTGGTTCAGTAATGGGTGCCGAATCTGGAATTACTTCTCCGGGTTGCTGAATGGGTTCGGGGGCTGAACCGGCATCATCTGCTACTTGCTTTGCAAGTTCTGGACTGGCCTTGCGAACAATATCTTCAAGACCGGTGAGATCAAACGGAATGGGTGACGTAAGGTCGGGCATGTTAATCTTCAGTTGCGTTTACGGACGGGCGATCAAATGGGTCGGCCCGAGTTAAGGGCTGATCGAACGGCAAGATCTCGATATCCGAGATCGCCTGTTCATATCCTTTTCTCTCAAACCCCTTCGCCGCTGCTACGTGTACCAGATCACCGGATACCGGAGACTCGGGTCGACGCTGTTGCAGACACCGTTTGATGTCTGCCCAGAGCGATGAATTGAGGAGGTTGGCTAGGGCTTCCTGATTTTCTTTACGAAGGTACATTAGCGAGTGCGGGCGCTTCGCCTTGTGGTGGTGCTGTCGGGATGGAGGGAACCGCTAACGCGGTCTCCAGAGATTGATCGGGAGCGGCCTCTCCTGCCGATGCTTCGTCGGGAGGCAGACCCTCACGTCGGACGGCATCCATCACCGCCGACTGCGAGGCTTGCATCTGGGCATTGATCTGCACGACTTGGCTCAACTGCTTCTTAAACCCTTCAGCAAACTTTTCGAGTTCATTGAACTGGGGGTTCTTATTGAGGCCCATCGACTCTCCCATTTTAAGATGGGCCAGCAAATGGTTGAGGTTCAATTCGGAAGCTTTGAGAACTTCAGGAGGCGGATTGGGCTGACTCAGCACCGGAGCTGCGTACTCCGTCAACAGTTGCTGCACCGTCTGACCATGCACCAAGTGATTGTCCCGAGGGCTGACCGGAAGATCCATTTGGGAACTGGTCATAATGCTCGACTCCATGAGCTGCATCCGTTGCGCCTCGGCTTGAATCGTCTGATCGGGATTTGGTACGAGGAACTCCAACGCCAGTTCCGCTCCGACGATATTCTCGACGTCGCGCTGAATGACTTTGGACATGTCGAGATTCGGATTGCCTGCGTACTTCTGCACCACCACCGAGACGCCCTGAGCGAGCGCAGAGTCAGCGGTATGGGCCAGCGGACTGGCTGGGGACGTGCGCCACGTCTTGATCTCGTCATCGGAGATCTGCAACGGGTCTAGCATGACCTCAACCAACGTCCGCAGAACTTCTGGGTCCGAGTCACCGTGACCTTCGTAGAATTTAGGGGCGTCCAGTGCTGGATCTTCCATCAGTTTCTTCGACAGGCGACGAGACTCGGAGATATAGTCATCCGAAAACGCACGGAGTTGTTGAATCTGAGTGAGGTTTGCAAACTGGTCGACCCAACGACGGATCATAATATCTGCCGCTTCTGAGTCTCGACGAGCGTCGATGTTGGCCTCGGTAGCGGTCTTCTCTGTGCGCCCTTCGGGCGATATCTGATTGGCTAAATATGCCCCGACCGACTGCTCTGCCCAACCATCGATTTGAGTGTCGGTTATTCGGTAGGACTCGCCATTGGCGATAAATTGCTGTTGAGGGATCTCCACCGACTTATCGATTACGATAAACGGAGCCATCACTGCTGGAGCGAATTTGGATTTATCTTTCGCGTCCGCTCGCAGGATCATCAACCCGCTCATGCGGCTGTTATCGATGATGCCGTTGCGAAACAGCTCCTTCATAATTGTAAGCGATGCGAGCTTGCGGCCCAGACCCTTGGACGAGTGAATGCATCCGTTGCCGGGCTCAAAACTGAATATGGCAAGCACGTCCTCCATTTGGGGGAAGAGCTTAAAACTGAATCGAAGCATTTTACCCGAATCGCGATGGATAAGCCAGAACGACACGCTGCCGTCGTATTCGCGATTGAAGAGCAGCCAGCATGAGACGATACGGGCACCGGTGCTGGTAAAGGTTAAACCGAGAACGCCCTCGTTAATCATCTCAACAAACTTGCGAAACTGAGTGGTGGTCGCGTCCTCGCGAGGGTCCATCATCGTTGCGTTGTTCGCCGCGTAGACGCAATTGTCGAGGTCGTACCCGATTTCCTTGGCGGCTTCCTCGTCCTTGAACAGCGCGAGAAACTCGTCGAGCCGGTAGTCCATCTTGGCCACGAAGAATTGCAGGTCGCGGGCATGCTGTCCGGACTGTTCCGGACAGAATGCTCGGTCCTGCTTGAACATCGTCGGCTTGTAGGTGTAGGGATCAAGGAAGACCGCGTACGAGTACCCTTGAAGGGCTGTCTCGACCGCGAGGCTGTTGATCATGCCGGTGTTGCCGTCCCAAGACCGGATCAATTTGGTAAACTTGGACCTGAGTAGATCGGTCTTGGCTTTCGCAAAATTCAGGTTAGACGGGAGGGAGCTGGATGTGACGTAAATCTGCGTAATCGTCGAGTTGACGAACCGTTGGCTGACTCGACCCACGATACCGGACAACCAGTTGGTGGAGGCGTTAGACTGCCAAGATTTTCCGCGTTCGGCCATGCCTGCCGATGACCGTGGGGGTTCACCATCGTGCAGGGCTTGGATGTCAGCCGTTCGAGCTGCTCGGCTCCGGTTGTTCTGCTCGGTTGCTTTGCAGATATTCCACGCTTGATCGACCGTTTTTACCGAGCGGGCCTCGAGCTTTAGCTGATTGCCATACCCGTTGTCAGTACGTTCGGGAGCGTCAATGGTCGCGATACCAATAGATGGCAACGGACTGCCGTTACCTACGATATCTTGGTTGTTCGGTTGAATGTCAGTTGTCATTGCAATTACGCGACTGTCGTTGTTGTGGATATCTGTTTACTGAAAGTCAACTTTTTCCATCGAGGGGGGTGATCGGGGCAGCTTTCCGCCGACAAAACCACCTTCATGCTGATAAAGCAGGTGCAGACGGTGCATTGTCCGTCGAGATGCCACGGACACTTCCTGCAAGCAGCGTAACGCTCGTCTTGCACGTCTTGAGGCGCAAACACCGGTCGACGTTGCACCAAGTGCCGAACGCTACGATAAACGGATTTTAGGGCGTTAACGGGGGTAGACCATCTGATAATCATGGCTTCCTCCAACACCTATCTGGGAGCGATTGCAACTGATCTTCGGTCAGACCTAGAGCCTCTTTGGGGACGAACGCTGCGGTAGCGTTGTCCCATCCACCCACGCTACACGCCATCAAATTGCCCTGTTGGCGAGTGGACTGTAGCTTTCGCAGTTGAGCCAGCACCGTAGCCGTCGAGCTGCTGCAACCTGAGCATCCGACTCGCCACGGTTGATTGGATGGGCACCCAACGCAAATATCTGCCCGCTTGTTGGCTTCATCAACCGACAACGTGGTGTACCCGCCCTTCGACTGACCGTAGATCATCATTGCGGCCCATCGAGTCACACGATTGAGGAGTGGCTCCGAAGGCGGGGACGAACCGATGGAATTATTATCAAAATCTTTGGGTTCCTTATGACAAGCCTCGGGCCAGAGCTTGCAGTAGTAATTATCTATGTCCCGCTCAATGTCCCCGATTGGAATGTTGTTTCTCAGTCGGTATTCAAAAATCTGTTTTACCAACGTCTCCTCGTTTATCGCTTCCAACTTCACGTTGGGTGCGACCACGAAATGCCAACCCCTCGGAGGAACTCTACCACGACCAAGTTTCATCGACGGAGTCTACTTTGCAAAACGCTTGCGGGCAATCGAAAAGTAACTTAACAAGATTTACCCATGCCGGTAATACTTCCTGACAAGGCCCGTCGAGCCAGCCTCCGCTACATTCACCAGAACCTGTTTCTGTATCGTGAGAATAGTGACGCCGCAGCCTTGGCGAATGCGGTCGGACGGATGTTTCAAGACGCGGAGTTTATGCGGTACGTCCAGAACAACCCGACGCTTCGCAAGCCGATGCAGAAGCCGTCAGACATGCAGGCCATGGCTTGGGCCTACGTCTACTCCCTCTTGTACGCTCGAGACTACGTAGCAGCCGCATTTGTGTTGTGGGGTCCGAAGACTTTTACGCCCGAGCCCAAAGCCGCGCAACAGATGTGGAACGCGTTGTTCACAAAAAATCTCATCAATGTCATGGGTTGCGGGTCGGTTGGGAAGACCTTCACCCCATCCGCGTGGTGTGTCCTCGACTGGCTGCTCGACCCCGAGTGGACGCGCATCGAAGTTGCGTCCAATTCCCAAGACCACGTTGAGAAGAACCTCTTCGCCGATATCGTTCGACTGCACACGGAGTCGGTCTTGCCGTTGCCGGGTAACATAGACTCCGAGTCCATCTCACTCGACAAGAAGCGAGGCATGGGGATTTTTGTGTTGGTTATACCGGGTGGACCCAAGTCGCGTGGTAAACTAAAGGGTGCCAAGATCAAGAACCGTCCGACCCACCCGTTGTTCGGCGACAACTCTCGGCTGCGAATCCTTCTCGACGAGGCACAGGAAATTCCGGCCAACATCTTCGACGATACCCCCAACTTGTTGTCGTCGGTCGACGACTCGGTTGAGCACATCAAGATCATGGCGGCGGCAAATCCTAAAGACGAGTGGTCCCGCTACGGAATGAACTGCAAACCAGTGGGTGGATGGGAAGCAGTGGCCGACGACCAAGACGAGTGGGAATCGGAAACCGGTTGGCACGTCATCTCGATTAACGCCATGCGGACAGAGAACGTACTGGCGAAAAAGACAATCTTCCCCCGCATGATAACGTACGAGGGCGTGCAAAAAATTATCCGCTCACAGGCCGGTGGAAACGACCAGCACCCCAACGTCTACACGTACGTCTACGGTCGATTCCCAAAGACGGGTGTGCAGACATCGATTATCAACTCGGCCCACCTTCGTCGAGCCGAGGGCGAGTGGATCTTCGACGGTCCGACTCAGACCATTGCTGGGTCCGACCCAGCGTTCACGAGCGACTTGCCTGCCATGACCATCGGTCGCGTGGGTCGAGCCGTGGGCTGGACCGACTACAAGGGTGACCGGCACGACTTGCCCGAGCCCGCAATCAAGATCCAAGCCGACGCCACGGCGATCCTGCCGCATGGCGATACTCAGGACGTCGCGGACGAGAACATGAGCCGGTGCAAAGTCCTACATCTGCTTCCGGAGAATTTTGGTATTGATAAAACGGGTACGGGTCGTGGAGTGCATGACGTCATACGTCGTCAATGGGAAAACAAGGTCGGTCCATTGCCAGAAGATGCCGAGGGATTGGCTCCGATTCTGGGAGTGGAGTACGCTTCCAGCCCATCGGAAGTAAAGATCGCCGACGAAGATACCGAGACCCCAAAAGAGCTTTACGACCGCACCGCCACCGAACTCTGGATGGCAGGAGCGAAATTATTTGAGTACGACATCGTCCGGATTGGCCGAGGCGTGGACATCAAGACCAGCGACGAACTCGCGGGTCGTCGCGGCGGAATGAAAGTCGGGATCGGCAAGAGGCAATCGGTCGAGCCAAAAGACGCCTACAAGGCCCGCACGGGCGAGACCTCTCCGGACCGAGCCGACTCTTTCCTCATCATGCTTCACGTCGCTCGAATGCGCGTGCCTTCCCTCGTACCGAGAGCCAAAGACACCAAGGTGGTCGGCGAAGTCCGGCGAGACCACTCCTCCGATTGGGAGGGGTTCGAGATGGCTTTTGGTGGTGCCAGCATGTCGGGCATGGACTCCGGTATCGCCTCGACCGGAGACATGATGAAGGATTGACAAATTATTAAGATTGTGATCCCTAAATCAATGAACGGAAAGCATCTTGCCGCACCCATGACCTTCTCGGTCTACCCTCGCGAGCGAGAAGTACTTTTGCGAGTCGCTCGCGAGCGAAAACTCCGAAGCCTGTTCGATGTCGTACGGCTATTAGTCGTGGAGACTCAGGGTAAATCGATCAAGCCCGAAGAGTTTTCTCCTCCTAAATTCAAATCTTAATAAGATTTTTCTTTACACATGAGTGGTCATCGAACCAGAGTGTGGTCCATGAAAATTGCATTGTATCTCAGGGTCTCTACTGACGATCAGACAACTGATCCTCAGAAGATGGAGCTTCAAGCCTACGCCGCCCAACGTGGCTGGATTGTGGCCGACACGTTCGTTGATACGATCTCGGGTTCCAAGTCCACTCGTCTGGCATTGGACAAGATGCTGGCACAGGTCCGGCAAAAGCGATACGACGCGGTCCTTGTTGTGAAGCTGGACCGGTTGGCTAGGTCGCTCTCGCACTTCGCCCAGCTCGTGGCGGAGTTCGACAAACACGGGGTGGCGCTGGTGTGCCCCGGTCAAGGCATCGACACCTCCAAAGCCAACCCCGCAGGACGGCTCCAGATGCACGTCCTTGCTGCTGTGGCCGAGTTTGAGCGTTCGCTCATCATTGAGCGCACCAAGGCGGGCCTTGCAGCGGCAAAAGCCCGAGGCGTAAAGCTCGGCAAGCCGTCAAAGCGCCTGCCCGAGAACCATGGCGAAATCGTATCCCAGTGGCTCAAGGAAGGCGCGACTCAAGTGCGGGAGTTGGCCAATCGTTTGGGTGGGGTGTCAGTATCAACGGCATTCCGACTGGCTCAGACCGCGAGGACAAACAGCCCCATATGATCGGCCTCGCGATTATTCTAGGCTTTGTCGGAAACCCTGACGTCCCCCGATTGGTTCGAGCCATCGAAGCGGTTGAAAACTCTTCGTGGACCTCGACGGGGGGTGGGCTACAATGGTCAAAAGCCACTTGGTCAGAGGAGACCAAGGAAGATTTTAAGAAAGCCACTGACCCAAAATTTTCCCGTGAACTGGCAGAACAACGTCTGAACAAGTTTATTCGCCGTCTACACGTTTTGGACATTCGACCCACTCCCTACCTTTTGGCGTTAATGTGGAATCGCGGTTGGAGTGGAGCATTGGTCCGCAGAAAAAATTCCGACCGAGACGATTACGCGCAACGCGTAGAAAATTACTTTATCGCTTACGAAACATAGACCAACAAATGAGCACGCGAATATACACCTACGGTAAGAGAAAAACTCCGGAGGATAAACTGAGAACCGAACTCCGAAAACACATCCTTTCGGGAGGTCTCGCAAAATCGTTCAGCTCCCTACACGCAAGCAGTACCAGTAGGATGCTCATAAGCATGGGGATAAAGAAAGTGTTCATCACTGATGAAGAGCATTCCATGCTCATAAAAATGCGGAAAGCCGCAACGGAAGGCGCGAAATGAGCCCCGACTCACAACGTATCGCCATCGCGGAGGCGTGCGGGTGGACGAAGTGCCGTCTCGCTATAAAGGGTGCAGGCGCACCAGAGCGCGGGAAATCCCCCTATGGTGTTCCGCCTCGGCGCGGATACGAAGTATCACTCCCCAATTACACGCAAGACCTCAACGCCCTGCATGAGGCAGAGAAGGTGCTGCCTGACGGAAGCACTTACTGGGAGTTCATCCGCATATTGGACGACATCGTAAAACACGGACCGCACGTAGATTACGTTGCTGACCGAGCTTCTGCCACCGCCGCGCAGCGCGCCGAAGCATTCCTTCGCACGCTCCGGAAATGGGAGGGCGCAAAATGAACAAAGACATCAACCTCATCAGCTTTAACGGTCCGCAGGATAACGGGCAGTCGGTCGATCTCACGCCCGACGGAGCCATCGTGCCCGGTCCCGAGATTTCGGATACGCTAAAGTTCTCCACCGGGCTGACCAACTTCTACGGGAAATTCCCATCAGTGACCTCGGGCATGGAGGACTGCATCGACGTCAACAACCAGTGCAACCTCGTCAACATCACGGTCGACGAGTTGGTGTTTCGTGGCACGATGGGGGTTACAATCAAAGGTGGATCGACGAACATACGGGTCACGGCGCACGACTGCAAAGGTCACGGCAAGGAGACCGACGTCGACATCGGCAACTGGTCCGATCAATCGTCCGAGCCCACCACTGGCGTGATGCTCGACATCTCTCGCTCCGATGGAGAGCCGGTCTACGTCCGAGTCATTAACGGCGATACGCCGATGCTGATACCGGATTCTGGGCCGTACAAGTTTGTCTTCCCGTGGCCTTGGATTCCCCGATGGATCGTTGTCCCAATCTTTAACCTGCTCCACAAACTAAACAAAATATGAAAATTCTATTCTTCGTAGATCCAAAATGGGCTTTCGGGCTCATCCATCAAGAACTGGTCAAGCACCTCTGCGCTCGCGGTTGGCAGTCTGACCTATTGTCGTGGCTGGTTAGTTACAGCCGTGAGGAAGTAGCCCTCATCGCGAGTCAGTACGACCGAGTGGTCACAATCGCTTCTGGGCTGGATGTGCTGGTCAATCAGTACCAAGTCCCACCCGAAAAAATAGTCGTGTTCTGCTACAGCGACTACGACATCACGAAAGCCAAGAACGAAAAGGTGGACGCGCTGTTTGATAAAGTAGCTGGCTACGCCGTCCCCAGCCATAACCTGCTCTCAATTTCGCTTTCGATGGGTGTCCGACGCATTCCGCAAGTCCTCCCTATCGGGCTGACGTTGTCCCGATATGCTGGGTCGATTCCAAAGGAGCTCAAGACGGTCGGATACGGCACCGCAATGGATCGAAAGAATCATTTCGGAGTGGAGTTCAAACGCGGGTATCTGGCGCAGGAATGTGCAACCTCGGCTGGGTTGGAGTTTCGTCCTGCCCACTCCTACAACTACCTCGCCGTCCCCCAATACTGGCAGACCGTGGATTGCATTCTGGCGAGTGCGCTCTACGAAACGGCTCCGATCCCGCAATTGGAGGCGGCTGCAAGCGGACGGCTGGTGCTGACGTCTGCGGTTGGTAACACTGCCGAACTGACGGCACTCGGCATCGCAGAATTACTACCGTCCAACATTGATGACTTTCGGAGGGCTGCGGTCGAACGTCTGCTGTGGTACAAAGATAATCCCAATGCATTTACCGACCGGTGTGAACGAGGTCGTGAAGCCATGAAACGATTCGATTGGCCAGAGGTCTTGCCACAGTGGCAGGAGTTCTTCAAATCTGCGTCCATATGAGTATCAAATATCGAGGGATGGTCTTTGCTGGATACAATGCCCCCAAGCGCACTCCGGGTGCGACGAAAAAGTCTGCCGTGCTAGCCAAGTCTGGCGACAAGGTAAAGCTGGTCCGTTTCGGCGATCCCAAGATGTCGATCAAGAAAGACCAGCCCGCACGCAAGAAGTCGTACTGCGCCCGCAGCGGAGGGATCGAGGGCGGTGACGGCAAACTCTCCGCCAACCACTGGAGTAGGAAAGCTTGGAACTGCTAAACATGTACGCCTATCAAACCCATCAAGGACAGACCGCGATTCAAAACCGCAATCAAACCGCACAATTTTACGCCTGCATCAAGGGGTTTAAGCCCGTTATTGACCCAGACCCGTTAAGTCAGCTCGCGGTATCGTTTCAAAAAAACGGCAAGGTTGAGGAGATTGCCGTTATCCGAAACCGTAGCGAATCCATGGACCAATTCAGTTGGTCGACAATAATTGTCACGACGGAAAAAATAAATCTATTGGCGAAACGTGCAAAACTCTTGGGAGTAGTTGGCCGCATGTTGGTGAAAATGGCCGACAATGTGTTACTCTCGTGGACCGTGGTTGATAGTAACGGTATCGAACTATTGTACGATACAAAGGCAACTAGGAGCAAAGGTGACTGCATGGGGTCTTTCTATGTGTTTCAGGAAAACACTTTCTTTCCCATAGACGAAGCCGAATTTTTTCACCCGTCAGATTTAATTTAATTACTTTTGGGTTACTGGCACGGGGTCAATCCCGTTAACCCATTCAATTTATGAACAAACCTGTTAGAATTTACATCAGTGCCAACCGTGGGCTACCCAATCTCGCACGATCTTTGTCCACGTTAATGGATCGGGTTGAGCGGTCTGGAATACCTAGAAGCAACCTAGTCATTGTTGACTCGCTCCCCTCAGAGTTTGAGTACCCAGCTCTTCAACGCCTGTGGCTCGATAGTCACGTTGAGGATTTCCACGGGCTCTACCTTCACTGCAAAAGCTCGAGCAAAATTGACGATGCCGAGATTGAAAACGGTTTGGCGTGGTTAAACTACATGGCTGATGGAGTATTGGATAACCATCAAATTTGCCGCATCCATCTTGAACGTGGGGCAGACTTAGTCGGATGCATGTGGTATAGACATTTCAAAGGGAATTTTTTTTGGTTTAGAAGTTCCTACGTAAAAACCCTTGAAGACCCCCAATCAATTTCTTTTGGGACTCGGCTCAATGCCGAGTTTTGGTGCTCTCAAGCGTTATGGAGAAATACTAAAGTTTTGAAGCCCCGAGTAAAAAACCTTGGGTATCTCCCAATCTCGTCGGATGCCGATTTTTCATCCTTGCATCGCAACGGAGTTAAACTGGATTTGCAAAAATTCCACATTTGCTGCGACATAAAAGATCTTGAATCGGCCAACAATGGGTGCGTTTACGATAGGTTTGTATTGGACCGAAAAGATTACGAAAACCATGGCGAATTGATCTCCCGATCTTCCAATTACAACTCTGATTTTTTCTTACGCACTTGAAAGCTGAGATCCTTCTCGTAACCTACGCCCCCGACTTCGACTTCACGTCGTACACCCTTCGCTCAATTGCCAAGTTCGGTCAAGGGTTCGCGGGCATCACCATTGTGGTGCCGTACAAGGATGGTGAACTATTTGAACGGTTGGCGAAGAAGCATGGATGCAATCTGCGGTTGTTTTACGAGGCCGCTGGGAAGGGTTTTCTCCATCATCAGGTCGTAAAGTGCGAGGCTGACCTGTGGGTGCCCAAGGGCACGGATCTGGTGGTTCACATCGACTCCGACTGCGTCTTCAAGGAGCCGTTCTCGGTGGAGACGTTCATGCGCGGGGGGAAACCGATATTGGTGCGTGAGCGGTACGCAGACTTCTCCCACTACGGGGCGAGGGCTTCGTGGCAGAAGTGCGTCGAGCACGCCCTTGGGTTTGAAATGCCGTGGGAGACCATGGTCAGACATCCGGGGGTGTTTTGGACCGAGATGTACCGCGAGATGCGGACATGGGTCGAAGACCGCCACGGATATCCATTTACTCAATACGTGTTGCTCCAAAGGAACGAATTCCCCCAGACCTTTGCAGAGTTTCCAACCATCGGTGGGTTTGCCTTGGGGTCAGGGCAGTGGCGTGAACGGTACGCTGTGGTCACGCGAGTCGTGACTCCAAGCGAGTACTGGCGGGATCACGGCATAACGCCCTTGGAACGGGGCAAAGATGGGAAGCCAATTGGTGAGACGGACTACAACCTGTTTGGAGATGACGTGTCTACTCATGGACCGTTGGTGTCGCCTGTGCATTACTTTTGGTCCCGTAGAGGCGTTACGCCTGAGATTCGGGCTAAGTTGGAGCGGATTTTAGAGGTCTAAAACAGAATTTGTTTATTCGTGAATAGTGAAAAACTATAGCGGAATCTGAGAGGGGTATATGCTTATGCAGGGCGGGGGCGGGGGGGGTGGGGTGTTGATATTGAGACTCAATCTCACTGAGACTGAGTCTCAATCGCACTGAGACTGAGTCTCAATCTCTGTATCATATCATGGATCAGATCGTGGTTCAGATCGTGGTTCAGATCGTGGTTCAGATTACGCCTGACATCCGGTTGCGGCGTCAACCCCCTGTCGCCGCTTCCGGTTCGGTGACGGTCGTCACAGAACGTCGTCGGCGGCGACCCTCACGGCATCGTCCTGCACCAGATTGGTGGCGTCGAGACCGATCCGGCGCTCGGACCCCCCGAGGATCGCAGCCGTTGGCGCAGGCTGGGCCTCCGTGACGACGACCGCAGGCGCTGGCTGCATCAGGTTCTGGACCGTGACGTTCAAGGACGCCAGCATCGCGGGGTTCCAGCGACCGTTGCCACTGTCCACCCCAGCGCTCTCTTTCAGCGACTTGGGCAACCCCACCACGCCGACTCGAGCGAGGGCGTTGGCCAGATTGGACAGCGTGAACGCGCAGGTGTTAAGGGTGTTGGCTCGCGTGTTCTCTGCCAGCTTCTTGTTGCCCAGTCGCGCCACCACGCCATGCACTTCTCTCACGACCTCCAGTGCGACATCGGTGAATGCGTGGGTGACGGCGGAGTCGGCCTTGGCCGCTTGGAGCAGGGCGACACCTGCGTCAGCGACCTTGAGGCGCTCACCCAGATGCGCTGCGCGGAGCGTTGCCCAGCCCTCCTCACCAGACGCTCTGTTTATGCGGTCGCGACTCACGCCGAACTCGTTGCCGAGATCTTCGAGCATCGGTCGCTCAGGCCGCTCGATGAATGCGCGGCGTAGCGCGATCCAATCGACCGATTGCACTCGCTGACGTTCTCCAGTTTGACGAGCCATAGTTGTGTCGCTGAGACTCAGTCGCAATAAGCCCCTAAATCAAGCCCTAAATCGCCCACCCCCGTTTAAATCGATTCTGCGGCCCCTATTCCGAAATTCCGAAATCACGTAAGTGCATGGTCCCCCAACAAATCATCTGACACCCTATACCAGTGCCTCCGTTTTTTCCAGACCCCCCGAGGATTGGCCGCAATGGGCCTAGGAATCGATTTCGACCCGTTTGTTTCGACTCACGTAAACCACCTGTTTTCAGGCACTTACGAAAGCCCTGTTTTTGACCTTATTGAGACTGAGTCTCAAATGACATCGGCCTGACCACGACGGACCCGAGCCTCGAGCATCAGGAGCCACATTGCGACCCTCGCTCGCTCGTGCTTTCGAGCCGTAGCCTTGGTTGACTCACCCACCCGCTGCGCCCGCCGCACCACGAGGTGGCGTTGGCACCGCACGTAACCCGGCACCGTTGGCTGCGCGCACTCAATGCAGCGGAACCGATCACGCTGCCGTTGCCTGTATCGCTTTTTCGGATTCAAATCCGGATTGTGGTAGTGGTGGTCGTAAATCGTCTCCATGCCGACCAGTGTTCGCTCCGTCGCCGCCGAGTCAAATCATCTCCATTATCATGGAGGGGCTAATGGGGAAACCGCTCCCTATAATCTCTATACTGTATACCCTATCCTTATTCTCTTATTTTTTTTACACACTCTTAGAGAGATGATCCCCCCATAAGACAGGTCGTAATTACGTATCCACGCCTTGGAGATCCCAAAACCCTCAAAAATCGACGAAACTTTAATTGCCTTATCCCCAACGCTTTGTGGACAATCGTAAACAGATTGTGTTTTAGTGCTTGTCACCGCTCAGATCATCTCCCAGCTTGTTGCTCGTTGGTGACGGGGACGGTAGCAGGCCGAGGCGCAAAGCGCCACACGCCTCCCCCCTCGGCCCCAACCCACGGGCTCCGAAAGTCGTACTACGTTACGACGGGGGATGGTGAGCCAAGCGCAACGGGAGTGATCGACTGGTGTAGTAACTGACGCCGACTGATCTAAGCCCCCCGCCTCGACCCGCCACACGGTCGTAATAGCTGCCCTCGACAAAAGCGCTCCAACCAGCGCACCGAGGGACACACTGGTCACCCCCCGCCAGCCGTGCATCGCTCACCGAAACCACGATCCCAACCGACGTGGAGGACCAGTGAGCAGGAACACTCCAGTGAGTGTTTCCTACAGCGCCCACGCTCCCCGTGAGCCCTGTAGGAAGCACTCACGCTTCAATCAACCCAGCCCAGTCCTCCTATGAAAACCACCTACGAAAACGCCTCCGCCCTCACCTACGCCACATGGTCGGCGGCGAGCATCGCCGACCGCGCCGCCTACGACCGCGCCAGCGCGGCCCAGTCCGCAGTCGACGCCGCCCGCGCCGCCCTCTCCGCCGCCCTCTACGAGGCCGACGCCGCAGACGCCGCCTCCGCCCGCACCTTCGCCGCCCGACAAGCGGCCTTCACGGCGTGGGACGCCGCGACCTTAGCGGAGTGCGACTACACGACCGCCACCACTGGTGCATTCACCACCGCAGCCTAACTCTCCACCATGAAATCCACCACCTACGTCCCCCGTTACGAAATCCTCAACCGTCACGAAGAGGTCGTCGCCACCGCCGACCTGTTCGACGACGCGGCCTACGCCGCCGAGAAGTACCACCCCGCCATGATCGTCCTCACGGCCACCGGACAGGTCGTCTTACTCCCCACCACCAACGGCACGGCGTCGGTTGCCAAGGCATGGCTCGACGCCGACGACGACGACCACCGCTGATCCCATGACCACCACCATCACACCCTCGGAGGGCATCAATGAACACCGCGACTGCACGGTGCGAGCACTCACCAACGTCAGCGGTGCAGCATACGAGACGGTGCACGCGGTCTTCGCCGCTCACGGTCGCAAAAACCGACGCGGCGTCGCCCTCCGGTTGGTCATGCAGTCAGTCTCCCGCGACCTCGGCCTCACGGCTCGGGTCGTGCGCCGCAGCGGCTCAGTCGAGAGACTGCTCCGCGACTACCCAGTGGGCCGACTGGTGGTCAATACGCGCGGTCACGCCTTCGCCCTGATCGATGGCGTGGCTCACGACGCCATCACGACCTCGCCGCTCTGCCACGTAAAACGGGCGTGGCTCATTACCCGCCCCACCCCATAGGACGAAACGCCCCCACGGGGCGTCCAGTGCTCTCTGCACTGCTGACGAGTCCAGTTGCCTCGACGTTAGACCTCCGCCTCCCATGTACTCATCCTCATACGAAACCTCACGCCAAGCCGCCATCGTCGCCCTCGACACGTACCTCGCCGCAGCCCTTCAAAAAGCCCGCACGCTCCACACTAGGGACGAGGGGCTCGCGATCCTCAGCAAAGCCGTCGAGGCCACCTCGACGGCGTACGACCAAGCGGGTCGCCGCCTGTACCTCGAATCCACGCCAGCCACCGTGCAGGCCGCGAACGACGCTGCGTCAGCGTTCGAGAAGGCCGACGCAGCCCTCAAAAAAGCCATCAAAGGTCCGGTGGTGCGCGACGAGGCTGCGATCCTCGCAGCCCTCGCAGCCCTCGACGCGGCCCTGCTCGCCGTGTCCGTCGCGGCCCGCACTGCCGCCGCCGCCGACGACGGCTCAGGCGACACCTACGACGCCCACGCCGACGCCGAGTATGCCATCAACCGCGTGTTCGACCTCACCAACTAACTCTCAGCCCAACAACAACAACGTCAGCCAATCCAATCCAACCATGTCCTCATCATCCGAACTCATCGATCTCCTCAACGCCAACCGCCGCGTCCTCCTCGTGGGGCCGCCCGGTTGTGCGAAAACCGCCCGCGTCGCCGACGCGGCGCTCCAGTGCAACCGCAAGCTCATCCTCTTTCGGGCGGCTCAGGCCGACCGCGTAGACCTCGGCGGTTGCTACGTCCCGAACCAAGCCAAAGGGGTGACCGAGTCGCTCCCTCTGGAGCTGCTCTACAAGCTCCGGAACGCGACGGTCCCGACCCTGCTCTTCTTGGACGATCTGGGCCAAGCGCCGATCGACGTTCAGGCCAGCGCGATGGCGTTATTCGACGACAACGCGATCTCCCGCCACGTCTTGATCTGGGGCGCTACCAATCGACCCGGCGACAAGGCGGGCGTGACCTCGCTCAACGAGGCACTGCGCTCCCGTTTCAATAGTGCATTTGCCATTGCAACGCCCACCACCGAGGACAAAGCCGATGGCCCCACTTACCTCGCGACGTGGCGCGAAGAGGTAGACGCGTGGGCTCGCTGGGCGTCGGAACAGGGCTTCGCGCCAGAGATCATCGCGTGGCACCGCGCCACTACGGGACGCACGTTGTACGCTTGGAAACCGTGCGCCGACCCAGCCCTCCGCATGCCCGACTTCCGCAGTTGGGAGACCGTGGGTCACCTCTGGGAGAGCGGGCTGCGGAGCTTTAAGATCGTGAGCTCGGCCATCGGCAAACCTGCCGCTGCGGAGTTCCTCGCGTTCGCCGCCCTCGCCGATCAGCTCCCGACCCCCCAGCAAGTCTGGATGGACCCCCACGGCGCTCCGGTCCCCACGGACCCAGCAGCCCAGTACCTGATCGCCGCGATGCTCGGTCGGGCAGTCGAGGCCAAGTATGCCGCCCAGCTCGTCACGTACATCGGTCGCCTGCCGCGAGTGATGGGCGCGTACTGCGCCCGCGATGCGTTCTCGCGCCTCGGTGCCAAGCTCGTGGGCAACAAGGCTTGGCAAGAGTGGTGGTTGGCTAACCAAGCACTGTTCACCACCTGAGACCTCATCGAGCTGCCCCCAGCACTTTCCAATAGTGCTGGGGGCGGCTCTCTTCAGTTCTCAATCCATAACAACCAAAAACAGATATCACCATGAATGCTCCCACCACCGCCCGCCTGTCATCAAAAGCCGTCATCGCCACGTTGAACGTGGGCGCATGGCGCACCGTCAAACGCCACGCCGCCGAAACTGCCGCCGAGAATGCCCGCCACGGTCTGCGCGACGAAGCGCGGGTCGACGTCAAGATCTGCAACCACCCCGCCTTGGAAGAGATCGCCCGCCTCCACACGGAGGCCCGCGCCGAGCACTATCGGCTCACGCTCCCCGCCGCCGACAAAGGGCTGCGGCTCCTCCCCGCCGCCCGCCAGTTTGAGCACAGTGCGCTCATGCAGTCGTTCGGCGTACGGATCGACACCCTCGTCTCCCAGTTCCTCGCCGACTACGACCGCGTGCGTGCAGAGGCTCCAGCCCGCCTCAACGGTCTCTACGTCGCCAGCCAATGGCCATCCCACGACGTCGTGGCGGCTCGGTTCTCCTTTGCGACCCGCTACCTCCCCGTCCCCGACGTCGGTCAGTGGGCTGAGTGGATCGACGAGGCCAGCAAGGCGGCTCAGGACGAGCTGCGCGAGCGTTTGAGCGAGGCGATCCTCAAGGTGGCGCAAAAGTTGCGCGACCCCAAAGGCATCTTCCGTGACACGCTGGTGTCGAACCTTAGCGAGATTCTCGCTCTGGTACCGGATTTAAATCTCCGCGATGACCCCCAGATCGCCGCCCTTGCGGCCCAAGCCGCCGAGCTCACCGAGTTCGACGCCGCCACCCTCCGAGACGATCCGATCGCTCGTGCCAACGTCGCCCAACGTGCGACCGACCTCTGCTCACTGTTCAGCCTGTAATGCATCACCCTACAACCGATATCACCATGTCCAACATCCCAACACCAATCGAAATCGACAAAGCACGCTGGTGGAGTCTCTCGACTCCGCACGTCGCGTTCTACGGCAGTCTCGCCCATAATCTACAGGACGTGATCGATTCCAGCGTCTCCACTGCCAGCACCGATGGAAAAGTCATCCGCTGGAACCCCGAGTTCGTCGGCACGCTCACCCCCGAGGAAGTGCGGTTCGTGTTGCTCCATGAGACGCTCCACTGCGCTCACGGGCATTTCTATCGCCTCCCGATCAACGCGGAAGGCAACACGGCGGGCGATTTGGTCATTAACCTCATCCTCTCGAAAATCGCGGGCATCTCGATGCCCAAAGGTGGTCTCCTCGACTCGAAGTACCAAGGGCTGGCGGAGGAAGAGGTTCTCGCCTCGATCCGTCGCAATCCGCCGCCCCCGCCGCCCCCGCCGCCCAAGGGTGGTGGTCAGCCCCCGCAGGGTGGTCAGCCCCCGCAGGGTGGCGGTCAGCCGCAGCCCGACCCCAACGGTCAGCCCGACCCCAACGGTCAGCCCGACCCCAACGGTCAGCCCGACCCCAACGGTCAGCCCCCGCCAGACGTTGGCGGGTGCGGTGGTTTCGAGGCTCCAGCGCCGACCCCAACGCAACCCGGCAAGACCCCGATCACGATGAAGGAACGGTGGGATCGGGCGCTGGTGCAGGCCGACCAAGCCTCGCGCAGCCTCGGCAAAGGCAACGCGCCCGCCGAGCTCCAGCGCCTGCTCGACGCCCTCAAGGCACCCGTGAAGCTCGACTGGAAGGACGAGTGCGCGGACTTCCTCAAGTCCAGCATCGCGACCCGTAACAACTGGACGCGGGCTGCTCGCCGCCATGCGCTGGCGGCGACGATCATCCCGAGCCGCAAGGCGGACTCGACTGGTCTGGTCGTGTTCGTCCGCGACACCTCGGGGAGCATCGACGACAAGCTGACGGCGGAGTTCACGGCGCTCATCTCGCAGTGCTGCGCCGACCTTAACTGCGAGGCACTGGTCATGGACTGCGACACGATCATCCACGCCGAGTATCGCCTCGCAGCGGGCGAGGACGCGCCACTGCACGCCAAGGGCGGCGGCGGCACCGACTTCCGCGAGCCCTTCGCCCGAGTGGCGGAGCTCGTCGAGTCCGGTGAGAACGTCGCGGGTCTGGTCTACCTCACCGACCTCTGCGGAGACGAGCCAGAGAGCGTGGATGTCGCCACCCTCTGGCTCTCGACCACAGACACCGTCGCTCAGACGGGGCGCACGGTCCACGTCGAGCTGTGACCATCACCGCCCTCCCCTCGGGGGAGGGCGGTTAACTTTCCACGTCAGTAACCAACATCCAACTACACAACACATGATCACACGTTCCCGCCAGAATTGGAGCGCAGGCTCCGTCGTTCGCGTCGGCTTCCTGCGCCTCCGCGTCCTTTGCTCCATCGCCACGCCCGGCGACTACCGTCCCGACGTCTATGCGCTCGAAAGCCTCGACGGTCGTTCGTTCTATCGGTTCACTCCCCACCACGGTATTGACCGCGTCGATACGCGAGAAGATGCGGTTCAACCCTCGTTCTAGTCACTATGATCACCACCTACTGGGCCAAAACCGTCCTCAACAAACGCCATAAGTCTGAAGTCAAACTGCGTTCGCAACGAGGGCTTCGCCGCATAAAGAATCTGTCGCACATTGCGTGGGATGACTCGACGACGCCCCCGACGGTGTTGTCGCAGAAGTCGCCGTGGAAGGCGATATTGGCGGGCGCTCCGATGCACCCTTTTTTCTTACTTGATGACGAACTTTACTCCGTGGAGTCCGTCACCAAACCCTGCTTCGCCGTGAAAGTTTTTTCCAAGTCCGTCAAAACCGATTAACACCATGCTCAACATCACCGATAGATTACGCGACATTCTCACCCGCCTCGGCTGGGAGATTAGCGACACCAGCATCGTCAATAACCATTGGACCTTCCGCTCGAAGACAGAGACCTCGATGTACCTGCGCGGCGTAAGGGTCAAGGGTGGCCATCGCACCTCCGTAAGCGCCTCGAAATTTGTCCTCGGCTGCGACGACAAGGACGCGATCTACCAAGACGTGATCAAGTCTGCCACCATTAACCTCGACAACCCCCATTGGGAGAATCGCCTGTTCCGGTGGCACGCTGCCACGACCTTCAAGCTCGCCGAGCTCCGAGCCAAGTACGCCGAGCGCGATCACACGAAAAAGAAAAAAGCGGCACGATTGGAAGAGCACCGAGCGCAACTCGATGCAATCACAAGCAACAGTCAGTACCTTCACGGCTCGGGGAGGATGGACGACGGCGCGTTTGAGTCGATGCGCTTTGACACGGAGATCATACACGTGATCAACATGGCGATGTCACGACAACCGTCGGCAGAAGCTGCCGCTCGCCTTGGCGTCAAGCTCGTCGACTATCTCCGGACCGAAGGGTTCATCAAGTAGTCGTCGCTTGACACGAATGCGAGCTCGTGATCGTCCTCCACGCCCGCCATGACTCCCTCCCAACTCGCCGCAGCCCTTGGACGCCTGTCCAAGGGCAAGAAGAAGACCCTGTCGAAGGCTGAAATAGCTCGACGGACCAAGCAGCTCGCAGAGGCGCGCAAGCGGAGGTGGCTGAAATGAGCCCGCGATACTTCAGCGGCCTCGCCAGTCAACTCGGGCAGGTCCAAGCGTTGCCTCACGAGACCTTCGCGGAGCTGGTCGAGGCAACGGTGGCGAGTCCCGTGCAGTTGGCGCTCACCCGTCCCGAGATGTTCGCGCTGCCCGACGAGGAGCAGAACAAACGCAAGAAGACCGACTACCTCGTGCCCGCCGTGTTCAAGGCGAGCCCCAGTCCCCGCCAGACTTCGCAGGCAACTCACTGCAACGTGTTGTTCATCGACGTCGACGACGGCAAGGAGAGCGCCCGCATTCTGAGCGTCGGTCCCGAGACCCTCTTGGGTGACCTGAGCGCAGTCATCTGGCACACCGCACGCTCGACGCCCGAGAAGCCCCGACTGCGCGTCATGGTGCCCGTCAATGGTGTTCCGGTGCCGCATTACCCAGCAGCGGTCACGGCCCTTGCGGGACTGCTCGGCATGAATGCCGTCACGAGCGAGTCGAAGGTCGCCGTGCAGCCGATGTATTTGCCCGTGCAATACACGGACTCAACCGAGAGTCCCATCGCCTATCAGAAGACCGACGGTCAGGAGTTCGATCACACTCAGATCGCGCAGATCGCGAGCCTCAAGGGCGTGGACCCAGTCGACCCAGCCGACGCGGACGTCGGCGATATCGCGAACCTGCGCGAGCCCGTCGATAGCGTCACCGCCGATGATGTAGAGTCGGCGCTCAAGGTCATCGATGCGTCGTGTTCGATGAAGCAATGGGTCGAGATCGGCATGGGCATCAAGCATCAACTGGGTGACGCGGGGTTCGAGATCTGGGACGCGTGGTCCTCCCAGAGTTCCGACAAGTACACCGACACCGACACCCTGCTCACTCGTTGGGAGTCGTTCAAAGCCAATCCCGGTGACCGCGTTCCGGTCACGATCCGCACCGTGATCCGCGAAGCGGTGAAGTGCGGCTGGGACAATCGCCCGATGTCCAACCGAGTCTTTCAACAGACGCGCGACTGGATTCAAAGCCCTGCGCGGTCGTCCGAAGAGCTCCTCGACGAAGGAGCCAGACGCATCGCGAAGCTTGCCGATGTCGTCGGCCCCATTGAGCAGAAGGTGCTGGTTGCTGACCTGTTCGGAGCGACGAAGTCCAGAGGCTTGCGCGGGCCGACCGTCGGCGACCTCGCCAAGGAGGTCAAACGCATCACCAACGCAGCCGTGAAGGCCACGGCAGTGCATCCCCCGTGGACGAGCGGCATCGTCTTCCTGACTGCTCCCAACCTGTTTTACCGCTACCTCGACAACCGCAAGATGAGGCGCGAGGTCGTCGATCTAATCTATCAAAGCCCCAACCCCGAGGTCAGCGCATCACAATACCTGATACACGAAGCCAACATCCCAGTCGTCGAGAACGTGCGCTACGATCCGGCAGAACCCAAGCGGGTCTTCGTGTCGGGCGGGGTGCCGTTCATCAACACCTACCGACCGACGTACGCAAAGGCCGACAAGTCGCAGGCACTGGAGGCAGGCGAGCTGCTTTGCATCCATGCGTGCAACCTGCACGGCAGGCAGTACTGGGTGACCGCGATGGACTGGGCGGCTTATCAGGTGCAACACCCCGGCAAGAAAATCCGCTGGGCTCCGATGCTTATGTCCGCACCGGGTGCGGGCAAAGGTGGCTGGGGCTACGTGATGACGCTGGCACTCGGGCACAGCAACGTCCAGTGGCTCGCAGCCGAACACATTATGGAAGGCACCAGCAACGGCTGGGCGAGCGGTTCGCAGCTCCTCATTCTCGACGAGGTGCGCGTGATGGGCACGAATCGCTACAGGGTCATGGATAAGATGAAGCCCCTGATCTCGGACGACAAGGTCTCGGTCCGTCAGTTGTACGAGCCAGTCCAGACCGTGCCTAACGTCACGAACTACATCCTGTTCACGAACCATCACGACGCTCTCGCAGTCCATGACGACGACCGTCGGTACTGGGTCATCAACAGTCCTCTCCAGACCAAGCCAGACATCGATGCCATCGGCGGCGAGGCTTACTTCAATCATTTCTACAGCGAATGCACGCGGCTGGCGGGCGGCATCCGCGCCTTCCTCGAGGCTTGGCCGATCTCGCCAGATTTCAATCCCGAGGGTCGAGCCCCCGCCACTCCATTCCTTCAGGAGTTGGCCAAGCAGACGACGAGCCCACTGGCGTCAGCGATTGCGGACGTCCTCGAAGACGAGCCGCACGCTCTGGTCCGCAAAGACCTCGTATCAATCACGGCACTACGCGCAGTCTTACCGACCGAGAAGCTGCCTCCGTTTTCCGATCAAGCTCTGGGCGCAGTCCTGCGCTCGCTGGGGTTGGTCTCGGCAGGCAGACACCTCGTCGACGGCACTCGCCACACGCTGTGGGCCAAGCAGATCACGCCCGACATCGAGGCCCGTGCTCAGGCCCGCATGGACACCCTTTAAGATTTATGACCTCGGGGTCATTTTTCGCTCGTCAACCTAAACATAAACAGTATTAGTCCCAGTCCCCCCCACCCATATGCATAAAAACTACGGCAGACTTAAATTTCAATCTGACGACATTATCAATTGGCCCACGATTGCCGCCGCGATAGCGGTCGGGTTCGCGATGGGAGTTATGATCATGGCCCTTGTAATCGCGCTATGATACCCACAACCAACTTTACGGAGGCTCTTGGATTCCAAACACAGCACCTCAAAAACTGGGAGTCCAAGCTCCGTCCAGAGCTATTCAAGGAAATCAGCGACTACGTGGTCTCGTCTAACGACGAGGACAAGGGTCGCTGCTACCGTGGTCAGGACATTGTCCAGATCATCCTTGAATGGCCCAACCTTTCGCCCTGCTACGCCACTCCGGTGGAGCGGGACGTCATCTAAAAACAACCATCAACCAACATCCAAATGCTAGAAGAAAAAATCGCAGCCCTCACCGCAGCAGTCGAAGCCCTCACGAAGGTCATCCAATCTGGCGGCGTCAAGACTGACGCCGCAGCCAAGCCCGCCAAGGCTACTAAGCCCGCCAAGGTCGAAGAGACCAAGGTCGAAGAGCCCGTGGAGGAGGTTCGAGTAGTCGGTGTAGAACGCGCTAAAGTCCTCGAAAAACTTGCGCCACTCCCCGGTGTCAAGAAGCTCACGCTTCAAGACATCCGCGAGGTAGCCCAAAGCTGCCTCGACAACGACAAGCTCAGTGGGGTCATCGGCATCAACAAGAAGTATGGTCTCCGCAAGATCGGTGAAGCCACCGAAGACAAGTTTGCCGACCTTCACGCTGACCTGACCGCTCTCCTCAATGCGCCAGACGCCCTGCCCGTTGTTCAAAATGGCTAAACGCACCCGCATCGACGTCGGACCGTCCTCGGCTCACCGCTGGTCTCGATGCACTGCCTCACCGCAGTTCATCATCGATCACGCGTCAGATCTGCCAGACGAGTCCAGTTTCTTCGCGGACGAAGGCACCAAAGCCCACGACGTAGCAGCAATGATCCTCACTGGGAAACCTGTTCCCGAGGGGATCGACGACATCATGCTGCAATACGTAAACGGCTACGTGGATTTTGTCCGCTCCCACGAAGCACCGAACTCTCGGCGCTACGTGGAGAAAAAGATCCCCCTGTTTTATCTCCCCGAGCGCAACGGCATGGTGGACGCTGCCACCATGCGGACCGACGGCATCTATATCGACGACCTCAAGTATGGTGTCGGCGTGAGTGTCGAGGCCGAGGACAACGAACAGATCGCGATCTATGCCGAGTCTCTGATCCGCCAGTGGGAGCAGATCTCGGACATCGCGCACGATCTCCCGATCCACCTCTCGATCTATCAACCGAGGGACCGGAACAACCTAGAACCTGTCAGGACGTGGACCCTGACTCGCCAACAACTGTCAGTGTTCACGGCAACGCTTGGCGCGAAGGCGCGTCAGGCACTGGGGGGAGAAGGGCTGTTCGGCCCTTGCGACAAGGCGTGCCGATTCTGTCCAGCCAAAGGCATCTGCTCGGCATACGCCACGCAGGGGCTGGTGGCTCTTCCAGAAGAGGCACGCATCATCACCCTCCCAGATCCCGGTGCCCTTACTCGCGATCAGCGGGTCAAGGTACTGGGGGCAAAGAAGGTGTTGCGCGACTGGCTCGAAGCGGTCGAAGACCAAGAGGTCGCCGACCTGATGGCGGGCAAAGAGCCGCAAGGCTTCAAGCTCGTCGAGGGCAAGAGCAACCGACAGTGGAGTGACCCAGAAGCCGCTCAGACTCTTCTGAGCAATCACCTGACACTAGATATTACGAGGCCGAGAGCAGACCTCATTTCGCCCCACAAGGCGGAAGAAGCTCTCAAAGGGAAGGAGCTGTCGGCGCGGTTTGAATCGCGCTTTCAGTCTCTCATCACAAAGCCGGAAGGGAAACCAACGCTTGTACCGGAGTCGGACAAGCGTCCGGCACTTCAACCCGTTAACTCGCTAGAAAACATCGACGTCATCTAACATGGAAAATCAAAACATCAAACTCAACAACGTGCGACTCTCGTTCCCATCCCTTTTTCGGGAGAGGAAATTCGCACCCACCGATGCCAAGGGCGCGTACTCCGCGACCTTCATCCTCGACAAGAAAATCAACGCCAAGGAAATCGCGGCACTCAATGCCGCGATCAACGACATCGTCCGCGAGGTCTTCAAGGGCAAGCGCCCGCCCAAGGTCTGTCTGCGTGATGGTGAAGAAAAGGCCGAGACCGACGGCTACGGCGACGGCGTAATGTTCGTCAGCGCCCGCAGCGAGAAGCGCCCTCAAGTCATTGGCCGCGATATGTCGCCCCTCACTGAGGAGGACGGCAAGCCCTACGCTGGGTGCCACGTCAACGCTGTGATCCAGCTCTGGGGTCAGGACAACCAGTACGGCAAGCGGATCAACGCGAAGCTCCGCGCTGTGCAGTTCTTCAAGGACGGCAAGCCGTTTGGCGAGGGTGAGGTCGACGTGAACAAGCTGTTTACCAACCTTGAGGACGAAGATGAATCCCCCGTCTAATCAATCAGTGCTGATGACGTCGGCGGCAATCGCCAAGATGCTTCGAGCCGATCCTGTGGCAACAGGTCTGGTTAAGGAGCATCTGCCAGTGAAGGAGATCATTCGACTGTTCGGCATATCGGAGTCCGATATGTGCAAGATCATGCAAATTCCCGTCCCCGCAGATCCCTGCGAAGACGGCGCTACCAAGGACTGAGGAACACGCGACTGGGCAACCTGCGTAGTGGTGGCCCACCAATTTACATGCGAGTTCTAATAATCGAGGCGACGAGTAAGCGAAAACCTTTAGCGGAGGACTACAGTGACACGTCGATTGTCCACTGCCGAAATAGCCTCATCTTGAAGGGAGCTTTGCGTGCAGACCTTCTTGACGGGGAATACTTCCTGCCGGAAGTACTTAAAAAACAGTACGACGTCATCATCTGCTGCTACGCGTCTCCGTACATGCCTCATGTTCCGTATCGTGAAGTTCTAAAAATGAATCCAAAGGCCCGATACATTTGGCTGGTGAACGACCACGATATTGAGGACAATCAGCTACTGCGTTGGGGCATTCAGAACATGGGATTGAGTTACGACATGATCTGTAATAACCCCCGAGAGGGCTACCGTCATTGGATATTAAGCAAGAGTATCGCAGATAAAAAGCTGAATGATTTCATCAACTCGTGGCTAACGGTTAACCTCAATTCGCTGATCATGGACCCGAATGGTACCTCGGTCGACCACTCTCAAAAGAAGGGCGTGATTTATTACGGCACGTATCGCAAGTGGCGGGTCGAGTCCTTCAAGAAATTCCTGACTGAGCGCGTACATCTTTCCGCTTCCAACAAGAATTGGGGGAAATTTCAAGCTCTTGGATGCAAGTGCGATTTCATCCCGAAACTCGAATGGCGTAAGAATGACGAAGACCTTAGAAAATTCAAATACTCCATTTATATCGAGGACAAGCATACCCATGACCATTACGCATTTCTCGCCAATAGGTTTTACGAGGCGTTGATGTCGGATGTCGTGGTGCTTTTTGACGCTGGATGCTGGAACACTATCCTTCAATGCGGCTATGATATTCCTCAACACTGCATCATTGATTCAGAGAAGATTAAATACGGGGTGTGTGATTACGCAGATTCCATATCTTTTCCAGATGCGTTGGCGTATCAACAGGGGTTTTTTTCTCAGGCTATGGACGAGAAATCTGACGCTATTAAGCGGATACAACAATTCATTTGCTGAACCTATTCAGGGAAAAATTTATGCACGTATTCCTAGACATCGAGACCCGCAGCCGAGCCGACCTACCCAGTGTGGGTGGGGCGCGGTACGCTGCTGACCCCACGACTGAGATCTTCATGGCTGCGGTCAGCGATGGGTCCGAGATTTACCTGTGGATCAACCCCAAGTTCCGTGATGCTGGAGTCGATTCGGACCCCGAGGCGCTGGCGTTGCTGCGCCAAGCGGACGAGGTCCACGCGCATAACGCCGACTTCGAGCGGGAGCTTTTGGATCGTACCCAGTTCGAGGTCTCCATCCAACTTACGCAGTGGCGCTGCACTGCCGCTATGGCCCGCATCGCCGCCCTGCCCGATTCACTGGAGAAGTGCGGCGATGCACTGAACATCGACAGCAAGAAGGACAAGAAGGGCAAAGACCTCATCAAGTTTTTCTCGATCCCACGGGAGGACGGCACCTTTAACGAACCACGCGACCACCAAGAAAAGTGGCGTCAGTTTTGCGACTACTGCAAACAGGATGTCAGGTCCGAGATGCAGATCCACGGATTGCTTAAGGATCATTTCAGCCTGAAGGGCGTGAACCTTGAGACGTTTCAGTTCACGATCCGCATGAACGACACGGGCATTCCGGTCAACGTGCCTGCCCTTCGTAATGCCCAGAAGATGATCGACGTCGTGGAGGCGACGGCTGGCGCAGAGTTCCGCCAGCTCACCAAGCTGAACATCACCCAGCGGGCCAAGGTGAAAGACTGGCTGGCGGCTCGAGGTCTGGATCTGCCCAACATGCAGGCCGAGACCTTGATCGAGGCTGCGACGAGCCTCAAGGGGCTTGGAGCGACAGAGGCATCCCGCGCTATTGAGCTGTATTGCCAACTCTCATACGCCGCGACCAAGAAGATCACCACGATGCTGGACTGGGTCTGCCCCGATGACCGGCTCCATGGAGTGTTCAAATTTTATGGCGCGGGCACCGGACGTTGGTCGGCGGGTGGTCCGCAGTTGCACAACGCCAAGAAGGCGACCCCCGAGATGCGCCCGATCACGCACGCAGCCTACAAGTACGTAGCAAATGGGGGGACCATCGAAGGGCTGCGAGCGGTCTACGGGGAGCCGATTGAGATCTTGGCGTCGTGCATCCGCCATTTCGTCCACGCCCCCGGTTCCGAGCTTTTGGACGGCGACTACAACGCCATCGAAGCCCGCATCGCGTGCTGGGTCGCTGGAGAAGAAAGCGCCTTGAAAGAGTACCGCAACGGAGTGGACCGCTACAAGACGATGGCAGCGTATATCTACAATAAACCAATCCGGCTCGTAACGTCAGACGAGAGGGAAGTCGGTAAGCGGGCGATCCTTGGGCTGGGCTACGGCATGGGGGCTGAAAAGTTTCAGTCCTCTTGCCGCGATCAGTACGGCATTAACATTTCGATGGAGGTGGCGGAATTGGCCAAGGACTCTTTCCGAGAAAAGCATCCGAAGATCGTCGAGACATGGAAAGTGCTTGATCGGGCGATTCGGCGTGCAATTCAACTTGCGGTATCGAATTACTCTTTTGGACCGGGCATTACGGTTTATTGCCACGCTTCCGCAGGTATTCCCTACTTGTTCATAAGACTACCGTCTGGGCGCTCGCTCGCTTATCCATGGCCCATGATTGAGGACGACGCCCAATTTGGGACGAAGGTCACGTACTGGGGCCAGATCCCTCTCTCCACTCAGTGGGGCCGCATCAACATCTATGGCGCAAAGCTGTTCGAGAACATCTGCCAAGCCATCGCCGCCGACATCATGGCGCATGGCTCCCGCACGGCTGAGTCGAGGTGGATGTTACCGTTCGCACTGATCCACGACCAAGGTCTTGCCATTAAACTATCGGGACAAACCGCTGAAGGTTTTTCTGACGCTCTCGCTACTCTCCCATCGTGGGCGAAAGGGCTACCACTGAAAGTTGAAACCAAAATCGCACCGTACTACTCAAAATGATACGCATACCCCTGAAATATCAAATCTTCGACTCCCCCGTGGAGATCTTGGAAAAAGACGCAGCCAGCCTCAAGCCCCACCTCACAGGGTGGAACAAACTCAACGAGATCTTTCTCGTAGGGCTCAACGCGCATGACCTTCGCCGGATGGTCGTGCTGGAGCTTATGGGGGGCCAACGCCGCGTCATCATCGCTCGATTGCTTGGTCGATTGGCCAAGCTAGAACGTCAGAAATATCTTGCCCGTATCACAAAAGCTACCACATGAAAAAATACTACATCGCAGCCAGCATTATCGGAGCCGTCGAAATCAAAGCCGACACTCCCCAACAGGCTCTGGAGAAAGCTCAAAAGTACCTGTCCAAACGGTTTACGCTTCAACCCAAACCCACCGGACTAGAAGTCTTTGAAACCGCTGAAGAGCCTACCCCCGATGTTGGAAGCTCAAATTGAATCCAAGGTGGTCAAGCTGTGCAAATTGTATGGATTAACTACCTACAAATTTTCATCGCCGTCCAATCGGGGCGTTCCCGACCGCATCATCATCAGCAACGGTTCGGTACTGTTCTTGGAGCTGAAACGGCGGGGACAAAAGCCCACTCGACTTCAGATGCATGAGATCAATCGATTGCGCGAAGCGGGCTGCAAAGCCGATTGGGCCGACAACTACGACACCGCCAGTTCCATCATTCTCCTGTTTCAGGTCACGTCGTGAAATTTACCCCCGAACCATATCAGACCGTGATGGCGGATCACTTGCTCGCCAACGACCGAGCCTATTCCAACGTGGGGCTCGGACTTGGTAAAACAGCGTCCACGTTATTAGCCCTGAACGAGCTGTTCATGGCTGGGTCGATTCGATCCGTACTGGTCGTGGCCCCCATCAGGGTGGCTCGGATTGCATGGCCGAACGAGATTGCGAAATGGGACCAGTTCAAGTGGATGAAAGTCGAGATTCTGGCGGGGAAAAAGCCATCGGGTAAAGCGCAGGTCTACCTCATTAACTACGAGCGTTTGCAGCAACTGACCGACCTCAAGTTCTGCGATGTGGTGGTGTTCGACGAGATCACCAAAGCCAAGAACCCGAAGAGCAAGCGGATCAAGGCGATTGCGGGCTTAATGAGGCACCACCGACGCTGGGGGTTAACGGGGACGCCCCGCCCCAACTCGATGCTGGAGCTTTTCGCCCAAGTGCGGCTGATCGACGACGGTGTTCGCCTTGGCCGGACGTTCTCAGGCTACCGCGACTGCTACTTTTACCCGACCGACTACATGCGCTACAACTGGGTGGCCAAAGCTGGCTCCAAAGATCGCATTTATCAGCGCATCTCGGACATCACCGTAACCCTTCGCAGTTCCGACTACCTCAACATCGCCGACACGGTCTTGGAGGACATCGAGGTGACGTTGCCGCCTGCCGCCCAGACCGCGTACGACGAGCTTGAAAAGGATTTCCTTACCCTCACCGCCAATGACGTGGTGACGGCTAAAAACGCAGCCGTTCTGGCGGGAAAGCTCCATCAGCTATGTGGTGGAAACCTGTATTCCGAAGATCGAACTGCGCTCCCGATCCACAACGCCAAGATCGACGCCCTGATCGACCTTTTGAAGAAGCTAAACGAACCGGCGTTGGTGGCGTGCAATTACATCCACGAACGGGATCGGATCTGCGCTGCACTGAACAAGGCGGGGCTGTGGCCCGTCAACGCATCCGAGTTCAAGGGCGACATCGAGCAGGCTTGGAACTCGGGGACCATTCGGACCCTTGTGGCCGATCCCCGCTCACTGGGGCATGGCCTCAATCTGCAACAGGGTGGCCGCACGGTGGTCTGGTACAGTCCGACGTGGAGCCGAGAACTCTACGATCAGTTCAACGCCCGTGTGGCCCGCAAGGGTCAGGACAAAGACCCCCTGATCTACCGAATACTGTGCTCGGGCACCATTGACGAGGCTATCGTCGAGACCCTGCGTGAGCGTGGCGACGACCAGCGCGAGATGGCCGACGTGATGCTGAACTACCGCAAACTCATTTCTTCTTCTTCTTCTTAATCTTGGTGCATCCGCTCTTCGGAGTTTTTGACGTGTCCGGCCTTCCATTGCTTGCGCCACCGCCAGAGGAGAAAGGCAATGCCGAGGAGAGTGCCGACAAGCCCTGCGACCTCGTTGATTTGTGATAGGCTCAACATTGCAGCGGCTGGCGTTGCGGCGGTGAGCAGGGCTTTGGCGTTGTCGGGGGTCATTTGGATTTGTTGTACCTCGCGCCGACCCACCAGAAAATCAATGTCCAAGACCCGAATTGAATCTCTGGTGACATCGTAGCGCGAACTTCAGGAGACGAGGAGAAGTAGACCGTGGTCAAGAAAATGAACCCAGCCCACGTCAAACCGGGTCGCGTGAGCTGGCGAAAGGCGTCGACCAAAACGTAAATGGAGCCGACCCATGGCCACGTCCCAACAGGAATTACGAGGGTGTTGTCGCCTGTTTTCTGCGAGGCGGTGAACGCAGTCCATGCCGCCTCTTTCTCCGCTGCTTGAAGCTTGGCGGTCAAGAGCATGATCTCCACCTCGGCATCCTTACGCTTGCGCCAAGTTTCAAAGAAACTTGTGCCCAAGTGTAACAGCGAACCCACTACACCACCGCTGGCGGCATTAAATAGGATCTCGGTAAGGCTCATTTATGACAGACAGTTAAATTCGATCCCCTACCCTGACAAGTATAGACTTGACGTGAAATCTTAACAAGACACCCCTCAGAGAATGGACTTGCCCACCTTTCACATGGTCGCGTGTTTTCACACGCTTTTGACGGATGACTACTCTCACTGTGCCTTTAGCGGAAAGTGCCGCCGATGGGCCAAGATGATGAAGCCCCTCGGATGGAAAACGGTCGTCTACACCAACGAGGGCAGCGACGTTCCCGACGCCTCGGAAATGGTACACCTCCTCAGTGCCGAGGAATTTGCCCACTTCTACCCCCGCAAAGACAAGACGGAGTTTCACGGCAACCATGCCGTGATCGGGGACCGTGGCTGGCCAGCGTTCAACAATCGGTTGATCGTTGAACTGTCCAAGCGGGTCAAAAAGGGGGACTTCATTCTCCACCCGTTTGGTCGTGCCCATGAGTCACTGGTGACCCACTTCCCACACGCTCACCATGTTGAGTCTGGCATCGGCTACTCCGACAAGCCGTTCAATTGCTGGCGCATTTACGAGTCCGAGACGTGGCGTCACTACCACTGGGGGCGTTGGGACCATGATGGCTCCGTTCCTCGGGACGACAAGGGGATCAACCGCTACTATTCGTGGGTCGTGCCAAATTATTTCGACCTCGACGACTGGACCGTAGGCACCGGCAAGGGTGACTACGTCGTCTACATGGGTCGAATCACGCCCGAGAAAGGCATGACTGTAATTGCCGCGATGATACGGGAGCTAGCGAACCGCTGCAAGAAGACTGGCGAAGTTCCGCCTCGGTTCGTTTTTGCCGGTCAGGGAAATTTCGATCACGAGGTAATGAGGCACGTACTTTCAGACCCCAAACCCGAAGCCCATTGCATCAACGTCGAGTACGTCGGTCCGGTTCATGGTCGGGCTCGTTCAGACCTTATCGGCAACGCGCGTTGCATGCTGATGCCGACCAATTTCATTGAGCCGTTCGCAGGATCGGGCGTTGAAGCCATGATCTGTGGGACTCCGCTCCTTTCGGTCGATTACGGGGCGTTTACGTCCACCGTGATCGAGGGAGTCACCGGATATCGCTGCAACACTCTTGGCGATTGGATCGCTGGGATTGAAGCCAGCAAGCACCTCGACCGAGCCAAGGTTGCGTCGATCACTCGGGAGCGGTATTCGCTCGAAGCTTGTGCCAAGCTCTATGATCGAGCGTTCAAGCAGGTATCGGACATCGACCGCAAGGGCTGGTACACCTCCGAAAGCCATCGAATCCCTTGAAGCATTACTACACGTCGGTTGAGGGGTGGTTCGAGTACGGACCACTCTACCGAGAAGCGGTGTTACGATACAACAATGCTCGGTTTGTTGAGGTCGGCTGCTGGAAGGGCCGGTCAACGTCGTTCATGGGTGTCGAAATCCTCAACAGTGGGAAAGACATCAAACTCGACGTCGTGGACACCTTCCAAGGTTCAACCGAGCATGGGACGGTCGATTCGACAGCGTTAAAGGCGGAGTTCTTGCGGAACGTCGATCCGGTCAAATCCGTGATCGGTTACGTCCACGAAATGACGTCGGTAGAAGCGTCCCGACTGTACGAGCCCAACTCGCTGGACTTTGTATTCATCGACGCATCACACGACTATTGGAACGTCGCCCAAGACATCGTCCACTGGTATCCAAGAATCCGTAACGGTGGAATGATCGGGGGCGACGATTTCGAGCCCGCGTGGCCCGGAGTGGTTCAGGCAGTCGAAGAGATCTTCGGCAAAGACCGAGTGGCGGTCTATGGGAAGCGCCACTGGGGCATCACCAAGGGCTAGCGAGAGAGCAACGAGGAGCTGCCTTTGCCGGACATGCGGCGAGCAGCCAAAGGGCGCGATTTGGGTTTGTTGGGCTGCTGGGAACGCGAGGTCGTGGGCTCCTCATCGTTGTCCTGAATCGGGGACATGGGTTCGGCCCCCAGCTTTGTGTCTGCGGGGCCACCAGAGAACGTGAGGTCGAGGTCTTTGGCCTCGGAAGCCGAAACGGGCCTTTTAAGAAGTTCGCTCCACCATCGCGCTGCTCGGTCGCGGTCGGATAAACCCATGAGGGGGACTGTTACTTGTTTAGCCATTCGGGAGGGCGGGCCTTGATCGCGTCTCGGCCACCGGACAATTCGATGATATTTTGACGAGCGGAGTCAATGCCCAACCCTCCGCTACGAACTTGGTCGTGGACGCGTTTTACCGAGTCCATAAATGCTGGAGTCTTCATATCGTCGGTGAACATGATGCGGATCATCTCCCAAGTGATGGACTGCATTTGGCGAGGTAAGACGTTGCGCTGTTGGGCTGCTCGGCGACCCGCTTCAAGGTAGAGCGGGTACGTGCCCTGCAAACCGGTGACCGTGGTCCCAATGACCGGCAATTTCGGACCCTCGCCAACACCGGGATTTCCTCCGAAATTATGAGACACCTCAAAATCGGTTCCCCCAACCGGAATCAAGAGGGACGCCGCGACGTTATGGGTGTCGGACGTATAGAAAAACGGGCTCATCGGGTCGATGATGTTGCCGTTGAAGTTGCGAACTTTGTGCCCCCCACCGAGCGCCACCGTGAGGTTGTCAACCGATCCATCCAGAAATGCGCTGACCGCGTTGGATGTGATAGACGCTCCCGACCACGCGACTGCGACCGACGACCCCGGAGTTAACTGACCTTCGGGCGTCACGATGTAGGCGAGTTTTGGGTGAATACCCTGTGAGAGAAACCGAGTGAAGATAGTCTGCTCCTTAAGATCACTCAAGTCCGACAATTTCTTGCCGGATATGGCTCGGATTGCTGTGTACAACTCTCGCTTGGACGACGTAGTGCCGACACTATTCTTGATTGAGGCGCGAGCGGCTTTTTCTACTGCGGCGTCGAACACAGTGTCCTGATGGTTACGCATCACGTCCATCACGTTTTCGGCAAGACTGACGTTGGCAAACCAGTGCTTCTGCGGGGAAAGTGTGGCGAGAATTGCGGCTGATTGCTCGACAGAAACGACATACTTATCGGCAAACATCTTGGAAATTACGTTGGCACCGTCGTACCACTTCGACATACGCTTCACCACTTCAGGACCAAACGTGTCGAGCGCGAGATCATGTAGGAACAACAGGTTGTTCGACATGTCGTTTGCGACCATGTCGGCAGCGGCTCGGACGTCTTTCTCTCGGTACGTTTCTGGGCTCAACCCCGCGTAATACTTTTGAATTACGGGTACATGAGCCTCGGCGAGCGTAATCTCTTTGCCCGTCAATTCTGACACGCCCTTGGCCTTGAAAACCCTGTCGGCGTACTGGCCAAAATCGATGACTGGGACTTCCACGGTCTTGTTCTTACCAACCACAACCGTTGGGAGCGCGTTCTGCTTCGTAATGTACGTCGGAATAAAACCCTCGGAATCGCCCCTGAGATTTTTAGGGAGATCGGCGACGTCGACGGGGTCATCCGTCACGCTCTCGCGGATCGGCTGCTTGGCTAGGACGCTCGACCGATCGGGCTCGGATTGTCCGAGTGCAGAGCGCCAGTCGGTAAGCTCCTCGGGCAACAACGCCATCTTCTGCGGAGCGTATGGGCGATCTTTGGCGGGGATGTTTTTGTTGACGCCGTTTTCGTAATTTTGATCTCCGAAATTGACCCACGAGTTCTGACCTCTGGTTCCGACCGATAAAGCTCTCTGAGCCTCGGGGGTGAACATCTGACTGTGTTTGAGCCAAGCGTTCTCTTCACCACGCGGACCGAACTGATAGTCTTCGGCGGCATGTCCGTACAGGTCATGGATTGCACGAAGCTTGTCGATAGACGTAAGACCTGTTTCAGGGTCAACCTGACTCATAAACTCATGCTTACCTCCCCCTCGGAAAAAGTAGAGGTGGTTGTTGTTCCGCACATCTTCCATCATCTCGCGAGAATTGGCGTATGGCTGTCCATCTTCGGTCCATGGCTCAAAATTCATGCCGAGGTTTTCGACCGCAAAGTCCCACTGGTCGTTCACTTCTTTTGCGAGAGCCTCATACGCCTTTACGGTCTCAGGAGACCGATCAATTTCAGGCATGGCGTCGTAAGCTTTGGCAATCTTCCTAGCCGTAGCCTCGTCAAAGTTAACGTAGTGACCATGGTCAATCGGGCCTAATCCCATCTGAGCGTTGTAGTCGTCGGAGAGTTTCCGTACTGCTTCGTTAGGTGTGCGGACAGCCTTTTTTGAGCCCGCTTTTGGCTCATCTTCCACGGAGTACTTGAACGGCTTCATGGTAACCGTGTCAGTGGCGCTCGGGGACAGGACGTTCGACTGCCCAGACATCGACGGTTTTTCCGACGCGAGAACCGCACCCTTGGGTTTCTCCGACGCGACTTTATCAACCGCATCCTGCTGAAGTTTCAAAGCTTCTTCGTACGAGACCAAAGGAACGCTGTCACGAACTTCTGAATACGCGTCATACTCGGGCAACCCGAGTTTGTTTTCGGGGTCTCGAACCATGAACACATTGTCGGGCCGACCGTTCTCTTCAAAATTCCATTTGGGCGGGGCAAAATCGTCGTTGAACGTCACTCGCGCCACGGGCCTGAAACCAAATCGCGAGTAATAATTGGGCAGGAAATTATCGATATCGAACCCGTCGAGCTTGGTCGCTTCTTGCGATGCATCGGTGAGGATGTCGCGCATCTTGGCAGTCGAGTCAGGATGTTTGAACACCGAGACCAGATCGCCGTCGGGCTTTACCACTGCCCCAGCTAGACCATCTTCGGAAAAGTAGAGGTGGTTTTCGGGGTCGGAGTAGAACTCTGGCGACTTAACCTCAACTGCTGCGCCCTTTTTATGGAGTCTCGCTGCTTCGGTGATAGCTCCTGCAAAATCTCCTCCTCGCTCATCAGAAGAGACATAGAAGCGGCTTTTTGGTAGTGCTCGCGCTGGTCGGGGCTCTTCTTGTTGGATGCTAGTGGGTTCATTGGGTGTCTTATTAAGATTTTCCGACGCAGTGTCAAGGGGCTCGTCTTCTAGGGAATACTTAAAATCTTTTTTCCGACCAAATTCGGGATCTTTTACAAATATGGTATTCCCAATTTGAACAGCTTCTGAACCACTTGAAACGGGGTCACCAGTTTCGCGGTCATACATGTAGGAATGCCGGTCTGGGTTGTAGCCCACCTGTGTCCAAGTGTCGAGGTCTGGTGGCATGGACTGATCCGAAGCCATTTTACCCTCCACAGTGA